CCGCTAGATATCATTTGGGGTTGATCCACCAGGATCAACTGGTTGCAGTAATGACTTTTAGGAAACCCAGATTTAACCAGCACAGTGACTGGGAAATAATCAGATTCGCATCGCGAGGGTCAGTGCCTGGGGCCGCCAGCAAGTTGTTCCAGTATTTCGTTAGAGCTCATACCCCCTCGCAGGTGGTATCTTATTGTGATCAAAGTTGGGGTGATGGCACAGTTTATGAAAAAATGGGGTTTCAGCATCAGTCCACTCAGATTGGCTATTGGTACACTGATTACAAACTCAGATACAACAGAATGCAGTTTCAAAAATCACGCATATCTCAGCTGGTGGATAATGGAGCTGATCTAACCGAATGGCAAATCATGCAACAACTCCGGTATGATCCTATCTGGGATTGCGGTCAAAGCTGCTGGATTTGGCATAAATAACCTATAGGAAAATACCGATGTCTTGGAAAAAGTATTTCAAAACCACACCCAACTCCAATGGGGTTCTAAGTCCAATCAATGGATCTAATGAAGGCGCTCATCCAAATTTTAAATTTCAGAATTATGGTAATTTGTTACCTGAAGTTTACATGGGCCATCCCAATCGTTTGGAAAGGTACAACCAATACGAAGCCATGGATGTGGATAGCGAAGTCAACAGTGCATTGGACATCATCAGTGAATTTTGCACTCAGGCCAACGAACAAAACAACACGCCCTTTGATTTGTTTTTCAAAGAAAAACCCACAGAAACTGAACTCAACATCATCAAGAAGCAGCTGAGTTCCTGGTGCGCACTGAATCAGCTGGATCGGCGCATGTTCAAACTGTTCAGAAACACACTGAAATACGGCGATCAGGTGTTTATGCGTGATCCTGAAACATTCAAAATGTTCTGGGTGGACATGACCAACGTGGTCAAAATCATTGTGAACGAGAGTGATGGCAAGCGTCCTGAACAGTATATTCTGCGCAACATCAATCCCAATTTTGAAAATCTCACAGTGACTCAGGTCACTGCTGACAATGTCTGGCACACCGCGGCTGGCAGTGCTGGTCCTGGCGGTGGTGCTGCTGCTTATAACACACCCAGTAATGCTCACAACAACAGCAGATTTCAAATGGGCGTCAGAGAAGTGGCCATCGAAGCTCAGCACGTGGTGCATCTGAGCATGACTGAGGGTCTGGACAGCAACTGGCCTTTTGGACAGAGTGTACTGGAAAACATCTTCAAAGTTTACAAACAGAAAGAACTCCTGGAAGATTCCATTGTGATCTATCGGGTGCAACGTGCTCCAGAACGTCGTGTGTTTTATATCGACGTGGGCAGCATGCCCAGCCACATGGCCATGGCATTTGTGGAACGTGTGAAGAACGAAATACATCAGCGTCGTATCCCCACTCAGAATGGTGGATCAAACTTCATGGATTCAACATATAATCCCCTGAGTATCAATGAGGATTACTTCTTTCCACAGACAGCAGAGGGGCGTGGTAGCAAAGTGGAGACGCTGCCAGGAGGCCAAAATCTGGGTGAAATTGATGATCTGAAGTTTTTCACCAACAAACTGTTCAGAGGACTCAGAATTCCCAGCAGCTATCTGCCCACTGGGGCAGAAGACAGTGCTGCTATACACAATGATGGCAAAGTGGCCACAGCACTGATACAGGAACATCGTTTCAATCAGTATTGTAAACGGCTGCAATCCATGATCAGCGGAGTGTTGGATACAGAATTCAAGGCATTCATGAAATGGCGAGGGCTCAACATCGACAACACCATGTTTGAGTTGAAAATGAACGAGCCTCAGAACTTTGCCAAGTATCGTCAGGTGGAAATGGATAGCGCCAAAATCAGCAGCTTTAGTCAGCTGGAATCAGTGCCTTATCTGAGCAAGAGATTCCTGCTCAAAAGATTCCTGGGTCTGACTGAGGAAGAAATGCTGGAAAACACACAGCTATGGCGTGAAGAAAACCTCAAAGCTGCTGACGTCGGCGAATCAGACACCAATTTGCGCAATGTGGGTATCAGCCCTGCTGGTATCGAAAATGACCTGACAGGATTGACTGTGCCAGAACCCCTGGCAGAGCCTGCACCTGAAGCTGCACCTGAAGCTGCACCTGAAGCTGCATCAGCAGGTGGTGCGGATTTAACAGCAGGAGTATAAATAGTTTTATGTTACTCGCAGAGATATACGATAAAGCAGCTCCTGGGTTCAGTGAACCCAGTGCTGATAACTCTGTTCCCAAACTCAGTGACGTCAGAAAGACTCGACTTACACTGGCTCATATCAACAGTTTGCGAATGATGAATGACGTTCGTAAATTTGAAGAAGAACATCGTATGGACGATATTCATCGTCAGTACGGTGCAAAATCAGCAGTCTAATCTAAAAACACCGGTTTTTTAGCGTAAAATGCTGGTTTAATTCTGTCTTTCGTAAATAATGTTACGAATCATTGCAAGGAGAAACTATGTCACGCAATTTTGAAAAGCTAATTGAGTACATCATCAACAATGATGAAACCCGTGCCCGTAAAATGTTTCATGAAATTGTTGTAAGCAAGAGCCGCAACATTTATGAATCTTTTGAGCAGATGGAGATGCATCACCACGGCGAAGAAGAAATGGAAGACGGCGTTGAAGACTTCATTGGAGAAGTGCAATCTGAAGAAGAAAATGTTGTAAACACCATGGAAGCCGACATGGAACCTGAAACAGCAGACGATGACATGGACATGGACGACGACCAAGGCGACAACATGGAAGACCGTGTGGTAGACCTGGAAGACGCTATTGAAGAACTCAAAGCTGAATTTCAACGGTTGATGGACCAAGACGAAGACGACGACATGGAATCCGATGACGATGACATGGAATCCGATGACGATGACATGGAATCCGATGACGATGACATGGAATCCGATGACATGGACGCCGATGACGATGACATGGAATCCGATGACATGGACGCCGATGACATGGAATCCGAAGACGAGGACATGGAAGAAACCCTGATCCGCGAATACACTGAAAAAGCTCCTGTTCCTGTTCGCAGCGAACACGGTTCAGTAAACAAGAAAAGCATAGTTGCTAAGAAGAATGATATGGGTGGCACTACTGCTAGCATCGTGGCCGGCGGTGAAGAAAAGGGTCGTACTGCTCCGACAGCAAAGCCAGTGGGAGTGAACGATCCCAAGGCTGCTGGTAGAGTGGCATTCAAGAGTCATGCCCCCAAACCAGTTACCAAAGAAGTAGCTGGCGTCAACAAAGACAGTGTGTTGGAATCTCGCAAGCCACGCAACAGAAAGTAATTTGTCTTCGCAGTGATTTCGTACTGATGGGTGGTGCATCTGATGCACCACCTGCCCAGTAACAGGATTCAGAACATGACCAGAACACCATTATACGAATATATGAATCCCAGCTCAGCCCATATCACCATGGAAGCTGAAGACACTCATGGCGGAAAAACTCTGTACATGAAGGGTATTTTCATCGAGGGTGATGTACGCAATGCCAATCAGAGAATTTATCCTGCTGGTGAAATATCCCTCGCAGTCAAAACACTGCAATTACAGATCTCAGAGCATGGTGGTGTGCTGGGCGAAATGGATCACCCCACTGATCTAAAAATCAATCTGGATCGTGTGAGTCACATGATTACTGAAATTTACATGGAAGGCAGCAGAGGTATTGGCAAACTCAAAGTGTTGCCTACGCCCATGGGTAACCTGGTAAAAACCATGTTGGAATCTGGAGTAAAGCTGGGCGTAAGTAGTCGCGGCAGTGGCAATGTCAATGAAGGCAACGGTCATGTTAGTGACTTTGAAATAATCACCGTGGATGTGGTTGCTCAACCCAGTGCTCCTAATGCATATCCCCGCGCCATTTATGAAGGAATTTATAACATGCGCGGTGGAAACCGTTTGTGGGGTATGGCGCAGGAATCAGCGCAAGACCCAAGAGTACAAAAATATTTCAAAAATGAAATAGTAAAATTGATTCAAGATTTAAAATTGTAGGAGAATGCCATGCTAAACACTCTAAAACCATTGCTGGATAGCGGTGTAATAAACGAAGAAACTCGCAGTGCAATCAATGAGGCTTGGGAAGTCAAGCTGACTGAGGCACGTGAGCAGATTCGTGCAGAAATCCGTGAGGAATTTGCAGGCCGTTATGATCATGATAAGAGTGTGATGGTTGAAGCTCTTGACCGAATGGTAACAGAATCTCTTCAGGCTGAAATTGCTGAATTTCAGGTCGACAAGAAGGCCATTGCTGAACATCGTGTGCGTGTTGTGAAAGAAATGAAAACCAAAAGCGCACGTTTTGAACAGTTCCTGACCACCAAGTTGGCTGAAGAAATTACAGAATTTCGTCGGGATCGCAAGCAGATGCAGGAAGCTAGTTCAAAGTTGGAAAACTTTGTGTTTCAGGCATTGGCTGAAGAAATCACTGAGTTCGCTCAGGACAAACGTGCTGTGGTGGAAACCAAGGTTCGTTTGATTGCCGAAGCCAAGACTCAGCTGAATGATCTCAAGCAGAAGTTTGTTGCTCGCAGCAGCAAAGCTGTTGAGGAATCAGTTGCCAAACATCTCAAGAGTGAATTGTCACAACTCAGAGAAGACATCACCGAAGCCAAGCACAATAGCTTTGGCCGTAAAATTTTCGAAGCATTTGCTAGTGAGTTCAGCAACACACAGCTGAATGAAAGTGCCGAGTTGCGTAAACTGTACCGAGTAATCAAACAGAAAGACGCAAGACTAGCTGAAGCCCAACGCACAATTACCTCAAAGGAAACTGTGCTGGAAAGCCGGCAGAAAGAAATTCGCGTACTCAATCATCGTCGTGAACGTGAAACATTGCTAAGTGAACTGTTGTCTCCACTGAACCGTGAAAAGAGAGCTGTGATGGCAGAACTCATGGAAGGTGTAAAAACAGATAATCTGCGCAATGCTTTCAACAAGTATCTGCCCAGTGTGCTAAATGAAGCCCTCCGTGTGACTGCCAAGAAGTCAGTTATCATAGAAGGCAAGACTGAAGTCACTGGCAACAAGACTGCTAAGAACAATGAAGATAATAAGAACAACAACATTATCGACATCAAACGTCTTGCAGGGCTGAATTCTTAAGGAGAATTAGAAATGAGTAACATTTTATTGGAAGGTCGTTGGAATGACACCAAGGACGCCCTGCTAGAAGGTTTGCAGGGATCCCGTCGCAACAACATGTCTGTGATTCTGGAAAACACTCGCAGAAACCTGTTGGAAACCGCAGGCTCAGGTGCAACTGCCGCTGGCAACATTGCCACACTGAACCGCGTGATCCTGCCAGTGATCCGGCGTGTGATGCCCACTGTTATTGCCAACGAAATCGTTGGCGTACAGCCCATGACAGGTCCTGTGGGCCAGATCCACACCCTGCGTGTGCGTTACGCAGAAAGCGTAAACAGCACAGCATCTTCGCCCTTTGACACCGACACCACTGCTGGTGACGAAGCACTGAGCCCATTCAAGATCGCCACTGCTTATAGCGGCAGCACCGCCACTGGCAAGGCAGCAACCACCAGCGCACTGGAAGGTGCTGCAGGTAGCAAGCTGAATGTTCAGATTCTGAAGCAGATGGTGGAAGCCAAGACCCGCAAGCTGAGTGCTCGCTGGACATTTGAAGCTGCTCAGGATTCACAGGCTATGCACGGTATCGACGTGGAAGCCGAAATCATGGCCGCTTTGGCTCAGGAAATCACTGCAGAAATCGACCAGGAAATCCTGGGTAGTCTGCGTGCCCTGGCCGCCACCGAAGAGGCATTCAATCAGTTGAATGTCAGCGGTACTGCAACATTTGTGGGCGACGAACACGCTGCACTGGCTGTGTTGATCAACCGTGTGGCCAACAAGATTGCTCAGCGCACCCGTCGTGGTGCTGGTAACTGGGCAGTTGTTAGTCCCCAGGCGCTGACTGTGCTCCAGAGCGCAACCACTTCAGCTTTTGCTCGCACAACCGAAGGCACATTTGAGGCTCCTACCAACTCCAAGTTTGTGGGTACACTGAATGGCGCCATGCGGGTTTATGTGGACACCTATGCTAGCGATAACACCGCTGTGCTGGTTGGCTACAAGGGCTCAAGCGAAAGCGATGCTGCTGCGTTCTACTGCCCATACATTCCTTTAATGAGCAGTGGCGTTGTGTTGGATCCCTCCACATTCGAACCAGTTGTGAGCTTCATGACTCGTTACGGATACGTGGAATTGACCAACACTGCTTCATCGCTGGGTAATGCCGGTGATTATGTTGGTGAAATCACCATGAGCAACATCAGCTTCATCTAAGCTGTGACATAAAACAAACCACAAAGGCCGGATCTGAGATCCGGCCTTTGTCTTTTTGTAATAAAGTTTATTGAGTCCAAATCCAAGTATCTTGGCCACAATCCCACACCCAATCCCATTGAGCAGATTGCATAATGGCCCACTCAGATAAACAGGGGTCTGATCCTCGACTAACCAACGATTTTTTTGTAAATCCGCTGCGATGAAATCTTTGTTTATAGTTGGTATACCAGTAGGTGGGTAATCCAGTTACTGTTTGTGTAAATTCCAAATGCTGATATAATTCACCAGTAAACCACCGGCGATCACAGTAGCTTACCACTGATTCAGGTTGCTGATTTTGTACAAAATAACTCCACAGTTTACTCATACCCCCTGTACAGAGCTCCCCATTAGTGATACTGCTCTGAGCAGTTCCCACTGAGTTTTTTTGTTATATCTGGATTTTGCAAAAGTCATTGCGCACACTATCTGATCCTGATATTTCAGAACAATATTGACACTGGCATTGCTATGGCCTTGTAGATGATTCTGAATTATCATAAATATTCAGGGAGTTTTATTATGCCTTTTGAATGCAAGTTCACTGCTGAAGTGCTCAAACTGATGCTGCCCAGAAATAAGGAATGTGATGAATGGTTTTACTATCTGGATCAGATTTTGCCTGACTATGAAATCCTCACAGCACCCAGAGTTTCTGCATTCATGGCCCAGTGCGCTCATGAGAGTGGACAGTTCACCGTGCTGCAGGAGAATCTGAACTACAGTGCAGATGGATTACAGAAGATATTCAAGAAGTATTTTCCCACGCCAGCAAGCACACAGGGTTATGTGAGGCAGCCTGAAAAGATTGCCAATCGAGTGTATGGCGGTCGCATGAGCAACGGTCCTGAGAGTAGCGGAGACGGTTGGCGTTTCAGAGGGCGTGGTATTATTCAGATCACTGGCCGAGACAACTATACCAGATGCAGTCAGGATCTGCATGAGGACGACACACTGGTACAGAATCCAGATCAGTTGTGTTCCAAAGACGGGTCTATCTATAGTGCCTGCTGGTTCTGGTGGGGGCGTGGACTGAATGAGTTTGCAGATGCTGGCGACATGTTGACCATCACCAAGAGAATCAATGGTGGCACCACAGGAATCCAAGACCGCATGCAGCATTATAACCACTTTTTGCAACTGTTATCATAAATAAAGTTGTCCCGTCAGGGATTTTATGCGGACACAACCGCGTAAGGACCTAGAACGTCCACCCCAGGAGAAAAAAAATGGGCAGACCACTTCAAGCAAAATATTTCGGAAATCGCAACGTGGGTGCAACAGCCACCAGTGACGATTACGGCATTGGCGGTAAAAAAGTCAGTGCAATTGCCGCTGGCAACGCCACAGCATACAGCCAGGGTGTTACAGTTACACTCAGCGCACCCAACATCCCCACTGGTGTTCAGGCTCTGGCCAACATCAGCATCCTCACTGCCAACGGTGCGGTAAACACAACCGGCATCACAGAAACCGGTTCTGGTTATACCAGTGCCACAGCCACCCTGGTCAAGCCAGCCAACGTGACCATTGCCAGTGCAAACGTCAGCGGCAGCAGCTCCAGCAACGTGATTGCCATCGCCAGCAGCACCACAGGTATTTCAGTGGGTATGCAGGTAGCAGCCACAGGTGCTAACACCAGTGGCCGTGTTACCACAGTGAACAACGCCAACGTGATCATGAGTCTGGTCAACACATCCACCATCAGCGGCAATGCTGTATTCTATGATGCTGGTACTGGTGTGCTGGGCTCAGTGACTCTGGCGGTTATTGCCAGCAGCGTGAGTAATGCTATCACCTTTAGCAGCAATATTGGCAGTGACACCAGTGCAGCTGATATTATTCGTCAGATCAGCAGCAAGAGCTTCTTCATCCAGACTGCCAACGGCGCTCAGGGCCGTGCCAACTTGGTTACCTCCAGTCCAGTCAGTGGTGAAATGCGCATCACTGCAACCGACAGTGCTGGTGGTACCTATTTTGTCAAGAAAATCAGCGGTCGCGTGGCCACCATAGTAGCCGGGACCGGAACACAGTTTGCTGCCACTGCTCGTGTGAAATGGACACTGGACACAGCCACTATAAATGAAACAGTCAAGTTGCCCAGCAACTAATTGAACAAACAGCATTTGCTATAACCGGTTCTGTTTGCTATACTTAAAAAGTACGGGAAACTTGGACAATAACTCAGGGGTAACTGCAAAGTTACCCCATTTTTTTGGCTGGAGCAAACACTCAGATCTGTGATGCCATACAGAAATATAGGAACAGGTTCCTGATCTTTGGTTCTCACTTTAAAAATTCCAGCAGAAATATGCCAATAAATAGTAACATGACAATCACCATTGCACAACTCAAAAATGCCGAACCAGTTTTATCAAAGTTGATGACTCAGCCAATGCAAGTCAAAACCAGTTTCAGATTCACCAAGATCATCGAGTCAGTGACCCAGGATCTGGAAAATTTTGAAAAGCATCGGATTCAACTGTTTAACAAGTACGGCGAACAGCAACCAGACAACAGCAGCACAATCAGTGCAGGCAACATTGAACTGTTTAATCAGGAAATGACCTCACTGCTTCAGGAAAAAGTGGACATTCCGGAAATCAAATTTAGTCTGGCAGATCTGGGAGACATTCAGATTACTCCAGCTGACCTGATGTTTTTCACTCCCTGGCTGACTGATACAGAATAAAGTAAAAATCACACAGGACAGTCTAAACTGTGTGAAAATTCCACTCTGATACTGAACAGATGGTGTTGATTTTGGTACGAATCACTGTGAAGTTCATGGTGTTCCACAAACCCGGGTGCAGAGGACGAGGAAATTCTCCAATCTGCACCCAACAATAACCGTGATGCTCATCATTCAGAACCGGAGTAAATTCAACCGGTACAATGCAAGCATAGGTTATAAATTTGAAATAATTATCCTCGCTGGTGAATGTTTCCAGCGGAATCAGGCGATGTGGCTGGGGCACATCGCCAATTTCTTCTGTGAATTCGCGATACAGAGATTCCTGTACCGATTCTCCGGGTGTTTGCTTGCCACCCACCAGACCCCAGGTACCACGCTGTTTTTGACTGCGCAGCAGATACAAGCAACGTTGTGTGGCTACTGAATAGAACAAAGC